AGGCTTCACCTCGACCGGAGCCTCAACCAATACGTCTTCAACGAACCCGTGCCGCTTCACCAACAACGCCTGCGCCGCACGATTGTTCGCGGTCGCGACCAGGAGCCTATCGGTGCCACGGTCCACGATAACGCAACGAACCGCCTCAGTCGGCGTGTTGATAACCAGCTTTTCACCACGAACATACGGACGGACGAATTGCATATCTACCTCAGTGTGTCTGCGGGAAGACCATAAAGCTACGGTCCCACTTCGCTAAAATACGCTCGACCAAAGGCGGCATACCGAAGCCACCCGCTGCGGTGTTACCGAGGCCACCCATCGCCGCGCCGATGTCATAGCTATACTGCCCGATTTTCTCGGACGAGATACCCGCACGGGAAGCGACGTTGACTGCATACGCCGCCAGAGTGAGGCACGCGATCTTCAACTCACCAAGCGCAGGCGTCCCAGCGGCAAACCCCGCCGTGTAGGTGACGGATACCGTGGTCGTCCCAAACGGGAAGTACATCAGTCCGTCTTTCATGCGGATACAGCCGAGGTCGGTGTAGCTGTACGCGCTGCTCGCCAAGACATTCCCGTTCTGCGTCAGACTCGTCACCGACACCAGCGGATAACGCCGTACCCACAATGAATTCTGCTGCGAGTCGTCAATAGAGATAGCGTCCGTATAGGTCGTCACCGCGCTATCGGTGATGCCGCCAAACGCATCGTAGAGCATCGCGTTCGCATAATCGACGTACAGCGTCAACTCGGCATCCCGCGACGTATCTGCCGATGGGATGCGGAGCATCGTTTTCAAGCCAGCCAAGTCTGCGAACGGCATACGAACCTCTACTCGGTTGTATCGGGCGATTCACCATCGAGCGAACCAGAAAGGACATCGACCGGACGAACGCCACCGCGCTTGTCCAACGCTTCCACGATCAAATTGACGTACTTCGGTCGGTCGTACTGACCAACAACACCCACGGACTTCCCGAGTTTACGCAGCGCGTGCCACTCGATAGTGTCCAAGAAGTCAGCGAGTGCAGGCCCGGTGATGACGACGAACTGCGATGCAAATTCGCGTACCTTATCGGTTTCGTCAATCCATCCGAGGCGCACCGCACGCTTCGCGCCTTCTTCCTTACCCAAAGGAAAGAACAGCGTCGGCGCAACAACTCCGTTTACTTCAATGGGCTTCGCAGTCACCCGGCAGTCATATCCTGCGAACACGAACGGCAGGCGCGGGTCGCGGTCGTAGCGACGGAGCACGCGACTCCAAGTAGACGGCGCTGGAATCTCAACAGGACGGACTGCGGGCATCTTCGTACCTCCAAAGTCACCATAAACCGCGAATGGTCTAAATGCAAAAGGCCCGGTGGGGTTGCCACCGAGCCTCCGCACTTGCTTGGGTGCGCCAGCGACTATCAGGCCGCGTCGATACCGACGAGGACAGAAAGCGCGAGCGGGTTCGCCGCGACGAGCGAGCCGTCCCAGTACATATCGAACTCATCGTACTGCGAAGACGACTTCGCGAGCGGCATAACCGTCAACGGAGTGAGTTCTTCGATGTAGATGTCGCGGGTGTTGACGATGCAGATCGCCGTGGTGGCCGCGCCCGAGAACGCCGAAACCTTGCTGCCGTTGAAGGTCAGCGCGTCCGACATGCCGGTGGAGGTGACGAGCGGAATCCCGTCGTAGGTGCGAACGCGGAAACCAGCCGCGATCTCCGTCATGTCGTTGAACATCTGCTGCGACTGGAGAGCTGCATTGATCAAACGACGACCCTTGCGGGACGCGAAGATGAGGAGGTCAGAGCGCGAACCGGCACCCTTAACCGCGTCAATCGCTTCATCGAGCTTCTCGAGGGTGAACGCATCACCCGCCGAGGCGGTCGTCTGAAGGATGATTTGGCTAGAGGTTTCCTGCGCGAGCGTGATGAGGCCGTCGAACTGCTTGGCGACAGCGGCGTTGTTGCCGAGCACCAGGCATTCTTCCATCGCCGCCGCGAAATCGGACGCCTTAGCGGCCATTTCACCAGCGAGGATGTCGCCGTAGCTACGACCTTGCGCCTGCATGTAGCGGGTCACGCGGCCCTTGGTCGCGAGCGTGCGGTACAGAAACGACTTCTGGGCGTAAGAACCCGTGAACTCGTTGATGGTGTCCGTATCATTAACCCACTGAGCAAGCGTACCCGGCTCGCTGCGGCGGTTGATGTACGCACCGTTGCCCTGGCCCGGACGGCGAGGAAGCGTGGAGTACACGCCTTCTTCGCGGTTCGAGATCTGCTGCACGGTACGGTTGATGAAGGTCTGGAGAAGCACGTTACCAGCACCAGAAACGGTGATGGCGCGCTCAAACGCTTCGCGACGGCTGGGGTCAAAAGACGCCCACTGGAATTCGGATTTCATATTGACCTCAGGCCCACGAAGCGCGGGTTTCAGGGGTGGTGATCAACCCTTCGGCAACAGCGGCATCCAAAAGGTTGCCGAGTTGAGCCGGAAGGTCAGCCGGGATGTGCTCGCCGCGCTTGTTGAGGCCATCGACCATGTGATCGGCAACGGTAGCAACCATGCCATTCTTGGTGCGGTTGGCTTCCACAACGCCCTTCAGACCACCAATGGCCTGAGCGCCATTGCCAACGTGACCGACGACGGAACGACCGACGCGGTGCGAGGCAGTGAGCATGTGGTTGAGCTTCGCTTCGGCAGCAGCCGCACGGGCTTCCGCAACAGCGAGGCGGTCTTCAACGGTTTCAGCCTTCGGAGCCTTCACAGCTTCCAGACCAGCGACCCGCTCAGCAAGCGGAGCCAGTTTGGCATCGAGAAGGGCGGCGAGGGCGTCGATGTTCAGGTCAGACATCTTGCGCTCCACTTGGGTTTCACCCGCAGAAATACGGGAATTCTCCACTACCGGCGCACTCGCGTCGATAGAGTAAATCTCAACACTCACTTCAACCTTTGGCTCAGCCTCGACCTCTGGGGCCGCTTCCTCACCGTGGGCAGAATCTTCCATCGGCATTTCTTCGCCTTCCTTGGCGAACTTAATCCAGTAGTGGTCAGGATGATCCTCGACCGCAAGGATGTGCCGAATCTCCACCGCGTCCCGCATACGGAATTCCGGCGGCTGCTTCTCAAACCGTTCGTAGTACCGAACCATGAGGTCGTAAGCACGGCGACGGTCGGCATCGGAAATATCCACACCGCCGCGAGCACCAAGCAGAATCCCCATCACCGCCGCGACTCCACGCCATACCGCGTGAATGCGACCATCGATGACCTTGGCGAACGGCAATTTATACCCGTCCTTAACGTCAGCGCGCTCCGCGTCGTAGTAGGCGTGAACCCGCTGATAGCGAGCCCAATCCATATCCGGCCCAAGGACCGCATCCTGGTCAGCAGCAACCCACGACCACGACGTATCTTCCGGCGCGAGCGGGAAATCGGCGTAGCTCGTAATGGCAAGCTCGTCCTGCACAACCATCGGCTCAGACTGGTTCAGAATGCTACGCGCCACAGACCGCATCAAACCAAGATCGTTGCTATCGGGGTTCGCAGGCGCACGGGTCGCCGCGAGGTGGTCGAGTTCAATGCCGCGCACGATGACGCGCTCGATTTCCTTCTCGGAATTCTGCACGAACTGCAACTGCGTGAACCAGCCACCGATAGACTGCCCGATAGACTGTCCGCGCTCCAAAGCACGAATCATCTTGCTGGCATACGGGTCGTCTTTGTAGAGCATTACCTTTGTTTGAAGGACGTATTGCTCCTCAGACCCATTAAACGCAGACTTGACGCCATCGACGCGAACCACCTTGGCTTCCAGCGTCCGACCCATCACTTCATCCCACTCCACGGCACCGTTCATGCCGTTGTTGTGACGAGGAAGGTACGGAACGCCACCCTCACGGCTCATTTGCTGAGCCATCTGCTCCAAGGCGTCTTTCGACATTTCGGTGCCATAGAAGTCCACAGACGTAGACGACGACGTACCAAAGAGCACCGGGTTCTCAAAGTCCACGGAATCCTGGTTCGGATTCGCGGTCGCAGACGGGTCCAACTTTTCGCCTTCGCCAGAGTCGATGATTACCCGCTCAGCCTTCACGTTTTCAGCGCGGCGAGTCTGGATAAAATCGAGCCCCGCGAACGGGTGACGACATCTCACAGAGAAGACCTTGCTACCGTCAGCCAGGACTTCATCCGGCTTCGCAGCATCAAGTTCAGACAGGAATGGGAACTTGTCGGTATTCATCGGCAACCCTTAGTCGGATAGGCACAGCGTGTCACGTTCCGCCTTCCGTTAGGCTACACCTATCGACACCGAAGCGTCAAATAGCACCGCGATTTATGCGTTTCGCAAATCGACAGCCTCACCCGACAAAACCTCGTCTTTCGTCCAATAGACGAGTATGCAGCGACACCTTGCGCCGCATTGCGTATCGCCACCGGGGAATGTCACAAGGTCCGACAACGGACGCATCGGCAAACCGCCTTCATAGACGCAATCAGAGCAGGTTCGGTCGTCCATCGCGGCAACCCACTGGACGTACCACTCTGTCGCGCTCAAATCGCCGTCTGCGTTGACCTCTGTGCTGTTCGCTGCGACAACGCGCCCCGCGACTTCGTTGGCAAGCAGCCCGAGCTTCCCGCTGTAATTGCCAACACGGAACCGATTAGCCAAAAGCGGCGCGATAGCGAGTGCGACAGCCACTTCGGCGCTGTTGTCCGTGTCGTACTGCGCCAAGGGCGTATCATTCGGACGGGTGAGTGCAGTCAGCTTTTCCAGAATGCCCGACTCCACATCCATCATCAGTCCACCAGGACTGCGTAGCCACGACATCGCTTGCTGGTGGTAGAGGTCAGCAGACTGCATGGCGTTGTCGCCCAATGTCCCACCTGTAAAAGCAATCGCAGCGTCAGCACCGATTTGAGCAGCCTGCTGATAGTAAGTCTGCGTGGTAAGCGACCATTTATCTTCCAGTTTCGCCAACTCAGCCGCAATCTTTGACTGAGCCGACTGCACTTGGTCACTCGTCATGCCGCCTCGACGCCAGAATGCCAACAAGATCGCCGCAATCGCGGTCGTCGTTTCGTCCCACTGGTCATTCACTTCGGCATCGTATTCTTCAATAAGCGAGCCGAGTTCTTCCAAATCGAGCGTACGATAGTTATCGAACGGTCCACCAGCCTGCCAATCAGCAGGAATAGCACGCTCGATACGACGCTTCATAAGCCGCTGTTTTTCTTCGCGGACGATACGCTTCATCTCGGATTCGCCGATCTCACCTACGGTAAACCACTTGATGAGTGCTACAACGCCTGGCAGTCGATGGTCGCCGTAGTGCCGCGCAGACCACGCTTCGCGCAAACGGACAGCCATTTCTTCATTATCGGTGTCTACTACGCCACCACGGGCGACGACCGGCTTTAAGCGCCGATACTGCGTATTCCCCAAAATATTGCCACCGCGCTTCCAGATTTCAGGCCAGTTCACGCGGAGGTCTTCGGCAAACTCAGGGTCGAAAGTTCCGTACTCGCTGTTGCGGAGCGACACCTTCTTGTTGTCGCCCCGCTTGGGAAAATTTGAGGGGTCAGCGTCCCCCACCGCTCGCGTACCTGGCTCTGGATAGAGGTTTTGTGGCGTAATCGGTTCCGGTGGTGCGTCTCCTCCCCCTCCATCGGGCGACAGCGGCCCCGTCATGCCCACGATGTCGGTCAGCAGCAACACGCCTTGGCCGGTCGTCAACGTCACTACGTCGCCACCGAGCACCGGAGACTCACCCATGCGACGACGCGCCTCGTTGCGGGTCAGAATCCCGCGGTCCACCAGCGCACCGATAGCCTGGCTACGGTCTTGCTCCTCACTCGGCGTGAGCTTGGCTTCGCGGTCGAACCGGAAATGCACCATCTTGGCGCGCTCAGGGTCACCCGCAAGCAACGGCAAAATACGAGCATTGACCTTGTTCTCGATGTGTTCCAGCATCGGACCAATCAAGTGGGATGCCGACACATCCAACTGCACCTGGCCGACCGCCTTCGGCACGTTCTCAGTCGCACCCATCTCCACCGGAAGCACACCGAATACACGCCAAATCGTTCGCCGGACTTCTTTGACGACGTTCACAAAGTCAACGTCTTTCTGGCTGCGCCTGAATTCAACCCACTTGGCACCGCTGGCCTGCGGGTCTGCGGAGGTCATCACGCGGACCTTGTGATCTTTACCGCGCATGTTCTGCAAGTCAGCCTTCGCCGCTTCCGCCGCCTTGCCAGCGATACCCGCGAGGAACACGATACCTGGCGGCAACTCGTCGCTATCGAACGCCAACATCGCGTGTTCGGACGAGTTCAGAATGGTAATCACTTCGTTGACGATGGCCTCAATGAGAGGCACCGCTTCCGGCGTCGTCGTATTCGGGGTCAGCGGAAAGAACGAGATTTGACGCGGTTCAAAGAAGGTCGCAGTCGGGCTGTTGTAGTCGATGGTCAGGCCAAACCCGGTGTCGATGAACTCGTCCTGCACATACCGGATGAGCTTGCCGTGGCGGTCTAGAATCTTGTGGACGTTCGCGCCGCGCAGAGCCGTCAACTCCTTCAGCACCGCACCCGGTCGAGGTTCGCCCTCGACTACTACCGTGTCGAAAACGTGCTCGATAACGCCTACATCGTATATCAACTGGTCGAGCGCGACCTTATGAATGACCTCTTGCCACGTTTCGCCGTCGTCGTTGGGAACCAGCAAAAAGCGCGTGTATTCCTTGGCAAGCTGCTGAGCCACGGGGTCGTGCTCGTACCCATCGGCAGGCTCAACCATCCAGTCCCAGGTGCTTACCCGGCGAGCTACGCCGTCAACAGCCGCCCTAACATCGGCGGTACGTTGGTAGACCTGCCACAACTGCTCAGAGGTCAGCAGTCTTTGGCTACGTTGCGAATAGGCAATTGCGCTGCTTGAACCAGCAAACAAGTTCGCGACGACCTGCTTGCCAAAGCGTCCACGTTCCTCACCGCCGGGAGCCCGAGTCGCAAGCCAACCCCCGACACGGGGTTCCTCTTTACGCAAGGTGACTGCTGGCGTGACGCTTCCAATGACGCGCATATTGCCTCCACGGCAATACTAGCGTTCATTCGGAAAAGTATCCACCCTCGTCCGAGAGGTTCGTCTGTTGCTCCAGACTCGCCGCACAACTACGGCATAGCAGCACGACGCGAGGGCGAGTCCAAGCGGTACGGTCACCAGCGAGTACAAAAGAGATCGACGCAGGAAACACCTCGTCCATTTTGTTGAATTGTGCCCCGCACTCAACGCACCCTTCGTTTGCCAACTCTTGAATGTGCTTCATCTCGCGCCTTCTTTATCGGGTCTACACGCACGCCAGTATACAGCCATCCGGACATGTTGGCTTGGTGCTCAATCTCCATTGACTGCATCAACTGGCCCAGCCGTATCGCATGGTCGTAAACGTCAAAACCGTCCTTTCCACGACCATATTTGTCTCGGAACATCTCGGCTATGAGGTAGATCGCAAGGCGTTGCCGCTCTGGTGCCTCGTTACGAACACGCACTAGCACCCTCTTGTAGTTTTCTTCGTGCAGCGGGTCTTTGTTTTCCATCGCAGTCGGAACACACGACGCCATGAACATGAGGACTTGCGCGGTTTTGTCGCGCACAGCCGCCTTCGTCCATTGCTGGTTTGGCTGCGGGATAAAGATTTCCCATCGAGGCGCGACGATAGCGCGAACCAAAATCCGCTGGTCGTGGTCGCACAGGCTTACCAAGTCGTCCTTCAGCGACAGCGCAGGAGCGTCAGCCATGATGCCTCCGCTTCGGACTATCCATCAGACCGACATATAACTGCCGCCGATGTTGCAAAGGTCGTAGGCGAGTCGCGCATAGGTGTCTGAAAGCCGATAATGGTCCGCTGCGTTGCCTTCGACCCAGGTAATCCGGCCCTTGTCTTCGTCCATGACGCGGACAGGAGCGCGCATTTGCTCCGACCATCCAAGCACTGACCAGGCATCTTCTGGGAACGTCCGACGCCCAGAGCGTATGTCGGCGTAGGCAACGTCCATCAACGCCGTGCGGTCTACGTTCGCGGTCTGCGAGGCGTAGTCCAACTTCATGCCGTACTTGGTCTGACCAGCCTTCGGTGTCGCGGTAAAACGAGCCAGCCACACGGAACACTCACCGCTTTCCATAAACTCGTCGCGGAGTTCCTGCGCCTTGTGGATTTCAGGCATGGAGTCGATGACGCATACCGTCACATGATAGCGGCGTAGAATGTCCGCTACTTCCTCAAACGTGCGGCAGGTGCAAATCAGTCGGGCCTGGCGGTGCGGCTCGCCTTCTTCGCTGACCTTCGGGATAATGTCGATGGTCACATGCAGCACCGAGCCAACGTCTACCCCGGCGACGACCGTTTGCTTCTTGTAGTTTTCGCCACCGGCATAGTCCACCGGGTCAGCGGTACAGCAAACCTCGAGGTCGCCTGCCGAGAGCTTCGCGCCTTCAAATTCATACGGGATACCGAGCACGGAACAATGAAACGTGCCGAGCGCATCGGGATTGCCCTGTACGTTGAGCCATTCTCGATACAGACCGACCAATGGTTCGTATAGAACATCCATACGCGAGCAGGTATAGCCTCTGGTCGTCTTAAACTGCGGTCGCTCTGCTACCCACATCGACCCTTCGGCCACGCGATCCCAAGGCTTCTGACACTTCAAACACACCGGGCGAATGTCGTTGCCCTTGGTGACCTTCTCGGTGCCAGCCTTGTGCCATTGCCACCGCTTCGTATCGCGAGGAATCCACGAACCATCATCAGCGCGACGAACGACGTTCAAGAACCAGTCGATAGGCTGACGATAGCCACAATGCGTACACTTGTGGAACCAGTGCCGACCGTCGCTTTCGTCGTACAGTCGGCTAATCCCCACGCGAGGCAGCGTCGGGTTTCCTACACGGAGCATCTGCGCGTAAGGCGATGCACGCAGACGGTCACGGGCTTTTGCTAGGTTCGCTGGGTCGCACTCGTCGTACTCGTCAATGATGAGCAAGTCGGCTGAGAATTCCACGAAGTCGCTATCCGTATTCGACCCGAGAAATAGAATCGACCCACCACCATTGAACTTTTTAAGGCTCAAATTGTCGGTGTTCTTCTTCACCGATGCGTTGCTCGTCCCGACAAAGGACTTCACCGACGCCGAGGTGCGTTCGCGATACGCCGGAACCGCTTGAATCAAGGGATTGATGCGCTGCTGAACGAAGCGGCCTCGCGTGTTGTACGTCGGCAACACATAGGCCACGATGCGGTTGCTCCACCCGGCACGTTGCAGCGCGAACTGGATACCCCACTCCGAGAAGCCCGTTTGCACGCACTTTCGGATGACCCAGTTCTCCATCTTGGTCGCGTCCGTATACAACTCAACCAGATACGGCATGTCCTTAAAAGAAATCGGCTCCCCACGAAGGTTTCGATGGTGAACGACACCGATTTCCAAGACCGGGTTTCCTTTGACGATTTCCGCCAAAAGTCCGCGATACTGCTCGATCATAGCGTACCCAAGAATCGTTCTGGCTTGGGATCTACACCGACAAGGTGCCACGACTCAAAAACGTGTCCGTTGGCATCCTTCCAGACCTCAATGCGGACACCAGCGCGGGTCATAAGGGCCGTCTGTGTAGGTGAGGACTCCGCGATCTCCAGCAGTCGCCGCAAAACCGATACAGGGAAGTAAACGCGGCGGTCACCGTCCTGTCCTGGTCCAGCCACCGTGCGGCTACTCAGCAGGATGTTCCCACCTTGCGGCGTAATGGGTCGCGGGTTCACGACCGTCTGATAGTTTCCAAAGTCGGGCATCATGTACCTCTACCAGAGGCTTATACCCGCGACGGCTTGGTGTGCAACCATAGCCACGAAAACCCTTTGTGCATCTCGTCTTTCGGAATTGGCTGTTCCGATACACGGAACTTGTGATTCTGGCTCACCAGTTGCTCGTCACACCACCGAGCACCCGCTTGGAGGTCGCCTACATTCACACCGACAATGCCCGTTTGCAGGTACACCGTACAGTTGGCCGTCGCTCGACCAGGCTGAGGCGGTCGCACTCGCGCTAACGGCACATGGTTGTCGGCTTCGCGAATCCAACAGTGTTCGTCAGGGCACCACTTCCACGGGCGCATCGGTCGCCTCCGAGTCCTTGTTTCCCTTTATGACGACAAAATCCAAATACTGCGGCTCACCGTCAACGCGAGAAACATACTCAGTACGCTCCACTTGCGACATTGGAAGCCCTTTGGATTGGAGGACGGCCAGTGCGCGTTGCGTCTGAGTCTCGGACAAATTCGTGCGGATATAGACAAGAACGGTCGGATTTGCACCGAGGAAGCCACCGATAGATTCACGCGGCGTCGGGTAGGCCGGTGGAGCTTCGGGCACAACAGGGGCCTCAACGCGGCGCGGCTCCTCCAGTGGCGGCGGTGTCCTCGCATCAACTACCACGGGAACAAGCGGGACTTCGATATAGAGGTTGCTGCGTACCGGCTTGCAGCCGCGTTGTACGCTCAGACCCACACGAACCGAAGGCGAGCCCACGATGCTGGTGAACCCAACCGCTACGGACGGACGCGAACGCCAGCATTGACCATCTACCAGGTACGACGCAGTAGCCTCGACCCAACGCTGTTGCTTGACTGTCTGCTCACCGCGAGCCTCGACCGCCAAGCCGTGCCACTGGACACCGAGCACACCATACGCGCTAGGTTGCCATAGATCGCTCGCATAGCCTCGATAGACGCTTCCAAACGTCGCCCTATACCAAGAGTCGCCCATCGAGACAGACGCATCGTAGGCCCAAGCAGGCGCACCCACTAGCGCGTCAAACGAGGTCACTGGAGCGGTCGCTGACGCCTGAGCGATAAGGTGGTCATTCGTGTAGCCTACAACCAGTCGCGGGTTCGCAAATCCAACCGGCCCATCCCATGTACCGGCTGCGCTGGCGTCGGCGTGAGCGAACCAATTGGAGCGTCGATACGTCA